ATTTTCTTTCTTAAACTTAGGAAGAATTTGATGGAGAGCGATTAGTGCTTCATTCAAAGGAGTTCCAGACAAACTCATACGATTTGAATAAGTATATGAACAATGATATGGATTCCCAAAACAATAAGCGAGACGCCAAATATTCAACATTTGACTTTCAAGAACGCTACCAGAAACTTTACTAGTAAGAATATTCATCATAGAAAAAGTTTCATCAACACAAATCAAACCATCCTTTTTTTGATAATGTGGAGTTCTATCTGCGGCAAGATAACGATCATTTTCATAATCATATTCCCCACGACGCCATTCATTTGTGAAGGCATAAACCTCAAAAGGAATAGAAACTTTCTTACAAAACCAAACAAGATTAAAAAGTTGTTTGCAAGTATCAAGAATTACTTCTGCCATAGAACCACTCCAATCCAAAACAAATACCAAACCGTGATTTTTACCATCAGGAATCACAGAGACCTTTTTGAAAAGATCTTCATTGTATTTGTAAGTGTGAAGACGAGTAGTATCAAGAATGCCAGTGCGAGCAGTTGAGGATCGAGCATACTGATCTGCTGCCTTGCGACATTCAAATTCTTTCACCAGATAATTAACTTCTTTCTGAGCGGAAGATTTAAATTTTTTAAAGTCGAGATCAGTTTTTTCGTAAATGTTTAGTGGAGAAATATTATTTTCTTTAGCAGAGTTATTCTGAATTTTTTGTTGATGAGAAAAAGATTCAGAAATATCTTTATGCACATCACAATTTTTACCAATGATGGTATTAAGATTTACTTGTGGAATTTCGATATAAACATTTTCATATCCGTTGTCATTCACAAGGTCACGAAGTTTTTCTTCTAGAGAATCCGCAGTTCGAACTTCAGGTTCATTTTCTTCAACAGAAGATTTTACTGGAGTTTGATCTCCTTGAGCAGTTCCACCATAAGATCCATCATCATCAGGTTGCGAGTTATTACTCTCCCCATCCTGTTCTGAGGGAGAGTCATTAGTCTCTACAATTTCACTAGCAGGAGACTGAGAATTCCCTTTCATCTCGTGAGAATCAAAGTCAGCAACCTTTTGTTCTTGTTCCTTTTCTTTCTTGCAATATTTGTAAAGTTCTTCTGCGGCAATCAGAACATCCGAAAAAGTTTCTGAGGCAGAAATTAAATTAACAATTTCCCTTTCTTCACCATCTTCAATGGGAATATACACATAATTTCCAATCTTGAAGAAAAGATTTGCACGATCAGCAAGATTCAACAGAGAAATATCTTCCTTTTCAATCTGGAAGAAATCTTCCTCGTTCAATTCCTTATATCCGTTATAGAAAGTCTTTGCAAGACCAGCATATTTACGCTTCATCAACTTCTCAACGCGAGCATCCTCTACCACGTTTACAAACTGAGGAGGAACTTTTGCCTTTTCAGTCCAATCCTCATCGGGAGTAAAAAGTGCGTGACCAACCTCATGACCCACCAAAAGATCATAGACAATACCACTTGCCTTCTCCCAAAGAGGAAGAGTCAAAACACGAGTATGTACATTAAAGCAAGCGGTAGGAACTTTTTTGTGCTCAACTACGAGGTCTTCAGTTGCAAGCAATCGAGCAAGTTGAGACTTGATTTCGTGGCTAATGGACATCTGGTTTGTTGCGTGTGAAAGTATCATACAAAAAAAGGAGGTCTTGAGACCTCCAAGTGGACACTTCAAAAAGTGTCAACCTCCCCCAGTTGCTTTAGCGAATGCTTCTACACCCTTTCTAAAATTTTCTTCTTTATCGGATAATTCTTTGAATCTAGATCTCGCCAATTCGCTGGTTCTTTTTACCTTTACGTCAGTAGTAGCACTACGATCTTGAAGATTTTTTAATCTATCTCCAAGTTCTTTAGTTCTATTTTCTTTTATATTATTAGCAATCTGAATAAATTGATTATATTGCATTANACTTTCTCAAACTTTATGACACTTTCAAATTTGTCCTCTAAACCAGTCTTATGAGAGATGACAAATATATTAGCATCTTTAATCACATAACGAATGATTTTAAGAAACTCTTCTGTTCCATATCCATCCAGTGAAGAATCAAAAATTTCATCCAAAATTAAAAGATTTGTATTGGTAGAATTTTTGAACTTAGCAACTTCTCTCCAAGTAAAAAGTAAAGCAAGATCTATTCTTTGCTTTTCCCCTTCACTAAAAGAAGCATAAGAAAAATCTTCGTGAATAGGTGACTGGACGGTTTCGTTAAATTCCTCATCAAGAGTAAAGTTAATATAGAAGTCCATCATTTGCAAGTAGCGATTGACTTGCTGATTGATGAGAGGCAAATACTTCTTAATGATTTTGGATTTTACTCCACCGTCTTTAAGTAAACTATACGAAAAATCGTAATAGTTTATTAAGTCTTTTTTGGAAACGAGTTCGTCGTATGTAGTTTTTAAATTTTCTTTGAAGGATTCTAACTTCTCATGTTCAGAATTTCGGTTTTCAAGTTGAGTGGTAATAGTTTGAATTTCCGATTCAAGATCTCTGATTTGTCTTTGACATCCAGAGATTTTAGTATTGTTTTGAGAAATGCCATTAGTTAATTTCGAAATTTCCTTCGATATAGAAATAAATTGACGCTCTCGCTCTTCCTCCTCTTTAATTGCCTCCTCTAGTTCTTTATAACCAGACTGCAACTCTTTTGCTTTATTTTGAGCGTCGTTAATTCTATTTATTCTAAACTCTTCATCAATAGACTGTGTGCAGGTAGGGCATACCGTATTCTCTGTAAAGAACTTATGTTCTTTAGTGATACTCAATACTTTTTGGGAGATTTTTCCTTTTAAATTTCCTAATTTACGAAGTTTTTCAGAACAACCAGAAACTTCTTCTTGTGAAATTAAATAATTCGATACTTTACTTTCGGTGGTTTCATTTTCATTTAAATACAAATCAATTTCTTGCATCAAATCGGAAATTTTTTTATTATTATGATTTATCTTATCCTTTCCTCTACTTTCTAATTGATCGATAAAGTTTTTTTGCATTTCAACTTTATCTTTCAAAGACTCCTTTTTTAATTCAAAAGTTTTAATTTCGTCTTTAAGTGCTTTAATTTTTTCTTTAATAATTGTATTCATTGAAGAAAATATTTTAATATCCAATAAATCTTCAATAACTTCTCTTCTATGAGAAGAAGAAAGTTGCATAAAAGGAACAAAGTTACTACTACCCAAAATAACAATTTGAGTAAATGATTTATAGTTCATTTTAATAATGGTTTGCTCAAACCATTTTTGCTGATCTACTGATGATGAATTTTGGTCAAGTAGATTACCATTTCTATAAATTTCAAATATATTTGGTTTTATTCCCCTTCTTACTTTATATTCTACACTTCCAATTTTAAATTCAATTTCAACCAAACAATCTTTTTCATTTGTAGAATTAATTAATTGTGGCTTATTAATATTTCTAAATGCCTTTCCAAAAAGAACAAAAGTTAGAGCATCTAAAACTGTACTTTTTCCAGCACCATTAGATCCAATAATCAAAGTTGTCAAACTTTTTTGGAAATTAATTTCCGTAAAATTGTTTCCAGTTGAAAGAAAATTTTTCCAACGGATAGACTCAAATAAAATCATAACTTTCGTATTCTTCTGGTGGTATTACAATATCATTAGGTGTAATTATTGTGTATAAGTATCCTTGCATATCACAAGATTTTATTATTAGATCATCATCTATTTCTATAACATGCATTTCTGGATAATCCATTTCTTCTAACATCATAGCATACCTTGAAGCATCATCTTCATCTTCAAACAAATACAAGACTTGATCTCCATCTTCGTTTGTGACGGAATATGCTCCTTCTTGTTCTCTGCCATTGATTGTTAGTAACCACATTTTATATCATTTCGCAAGCTTCCTGATATACTTCTTTTATTAGATTTTTAATATGGGATTTATCCAATTGAATTTCCGACTCGTGTATATATCTATTTAATATGGAAAGAGTATCTTCAGATTCAAATTCTTCAAAATCATCACATTCAACAATTTGAAAATTTTCTACTATTTTTA